CAAACAGAATTTTATACGTGTACTCTGGAGGAGCTTTTTACGACATTACTCCTCTTAAAAGTACAACGACGTTAAGCAACGCTTTTACAACAACGCAAAGTGATGCAACCGTTACTATAACTTTTGCATCAGATCACAGTATTTCCAAAGGAGATATTATTCTTTTAGATACTTGGAGTACTATTACTGATTCTGATTTTGGTGCAAGTAATTTTAACGATGTAGTTTTTCAAGTGGCAACTGTTCCAACTTCAACAACAATTACCATTGAAATGGGATCAGTAGAATCTGGATCAGGAGCGTCTACATCCGGGGGCATAAGAGTTAAACATTATTATTCAATAGGACCTGCCGTTGAAGAATCAGCAGCCGGCTGGGGACTAGGACTCTGGGGTGGTACGGTCGCTGGAGAAATTACATCAACGTTGAATGGTGCCATTGATGCCGATGATACAAGTTTAGTTTTAGCAAGTTCATCATCGATGCCTTCATCAGGAACGCTTTTAATTGACAGTGAGCGTATGACTTACACAACAAATACTACAGGAACGAATACTATATCAGGAATTACAAGAGCAGCTGACAATACAACGGCTGCAACACACTCGGACGGAGCAACGGTTTACGATGCTTCAGACTATACGAAATGGGGCGCGTCGCAAACTGGAGACGTAATCACGGCTCCCGGTCTATGGCACCTGGACAATTTTGGAAACAAGCTTATTGCAACTATCGTGGATAGTGCAACGTTTGAATGGGATTCAGATGCAACAGCTGCAACTTCAACAAGAGCAACTATCGTTGCCAACGCTCCAACGGCTACAAGACAGACTCTGGTTTCAACGCCGGATCGGCACTTGCTTTTCTTTGGAACAGAGACAACGATTGGAACAACATCAACGCAGGACGACATGTATATAAGATGGTCGGACCAGGAAAGCATTGACGCTTCAACCTCGTACGCGCCTTCGGCAACCAACACTGCCGGCACACAGAGACTGGCCGACGGAACACGGATCATAGCGGCTATTAGAGGACGTGATGCAATTTATGTCTGGACGGACCATGCCTTGTTTATTATGAGATTTGTTGGCGCTCCTTTCGTATTTTCATTCCAGCAAGTTGGAACGGGATGCGGGCTTATAGGAAAGAACGCAGCGGTTGAAGTAGATGGTTCAGCCTACTGGATGTCAGAAAACGGTTTCTTCAGGTATACGGGTAAACTGGAATCACTGGCGTGCCTGGTTGAAGACTATGTTTTTGATGATCTTAATACCGTTCCAAGAAATCATATTTTTGCAGGACTGAACAATTTGTTTGGCGAAGTTACCTGGTTCTATCCAGGAAGTGGTGCTGCATCTAACAACAGATCGGTAACTTATAACTATATGGACTCCACATCGGAGAGGCCTGTATGGACGACAAGTACATTGGCAAGATCTGCATGGTCAGACTCGCATATATTTGGCAAGCCTCATGGAACGGAATATGATTCCGATGCAACAAGCGATTCAACGGTTGGCAATACCGATGGCGTTACTTATTATTATGAACATGAAACAGGAAATAATCAAATTAAAGATGGTGCAGGTTCTGCTATTGCTGCAAGCATTGAATCAGGAGATTTTGATATAGCAGCGACACAGGGCGGAGGAGCGGATACCAGAGGAGACGGCGAGTACATGATGAAAGTTAGAAGAGTGCTTCCTGATTTCTTACAGCAAACTGGTGATGCAAGAGTGACTTTGAACCTGAAGAATTATCCAACGGACTCGCAGGCGAGTTCATCCCTTGGACCTTTTACAGTTACAACCAGCACAACTAAAATAGACACACGTGCCAGAGCCCGTGCTATATCATTGAAGGTTGACAATACAAGTACAACTCAACACTGGAAGCTTGGAACTTTTAGACTGGATATACAACCGGACGGGAGAAGATAATGGCTAGAATTGTACAATCATTAACACAACCTTTAGAGAAATACGATCAACAGATTCAACAATCATTTGTTAGAGATGTTGATAGTATCGTACAAAAATTAAACACATCCTTTCAACAGGATTTAAAAGACGAGGCGGAAGCGGAAAGCTTCTTTATGGCATAATGGCAAATACATTCGTAAACAAAAAGGTAGATTTAACGAGTACCAGTGCTACGACTTTATATACGGTACCAACAGCAACGACAGCCGTTATTAAATCCATACTCGTGTCTGAAGATTCAGGGAACGCGGATACAATAACGATTACATTAACCGATACCGATGCCGCCGTTTTCAGCCTTTTTAACGTTAAAGCAATCTCGGCCAGCGGGACATCAGAATTATTATCTGCGCCCTTGGTCGTCGCAGAGAGCGAAATTATAAAAGTAACCGCAGCAACGGCTAATAGACTACACGTCGTACTGTCTGCGCTCGAAATTAAGCCTAGGATCGTTACATCATAGGCTTGATTTACTTGTGAAAAGCAAGTAATATTATAAACTCAGGTGAAAACCCTGCCTTTTAACAACTACATAAAATTATGGCTATAGATAACACAGGAATATCATTAGACGCAGGAGCATCGGACATTACCTATACAGGTGACGAAGGTCCTAGATCTCCGCAAGAAGAACAAATGCAAATGGCATCTTTAGTTCAAGAATACAAAGACTATGCAATGCAACAAGAGGAAGCAGGAAGACCTGTAATGCCTTTTGAAGAATGGGTAAGAAGTATGCAGTCTCCTATGGCCGGTGGCGGAATCGCGAGACTGGGATATAAAAGAGGAAGAGTTGTAGAGCCAGGAGGATATCAAGGTAATCCACATCGTGATGGTCCACCGGGAGATGCATCGGGAGGTGGCGGAGAAGGTCAAGGAAGATCAGGAGCACTTCAACAAATAGCTAAGGCTTCAGCACGAACAGCCAGACCTCCACAACTAGGCGGATCAGGAACTGCAGCACAAGCTGCACAATTTACAGGAGTGCCTTTAGGTCGACAACAAGGTCCAGTTACAACGGGTGGAGCATCTCCATTTGCGTATACTAGACCACCAGTTATGGACATGAAAAATTTAATAACCAGAAGAAGAAATATAAATCCTATATATCCTGGTAGGGATGATGTAACTTATCCGTGGAGTGATAAAGATGATGAAAGTATAGATAGTATTTTTGCTAAAGGACCAGTAGATTTACATTTACCTTATCACGGTCCTGGACAGTGGGATTATTCAACTTTTCCTCCAGTCAATACACCTGACACACCTGAAATATTAAATTTTGCTTTTAAAAAAGGTAGCCTGCTAGATAAGAAAATAAACCAAGCATGGAATTCTTATAAAGAAACTGGTTTCGGTTTAGATAATGTAAAAACTTTAATGGAAATGGATATAAAAAATAAAGAAAAAAAAGGAGACCCTCTTTCATTACCTTCAGAGGCATATAGACTGTTAAGTGCCCAAGGCGGAATCGCGAGACTGGGATATAAAAGAGGAAGAGTTGTAGAGCCAGGAGGATATCAAGGAGATCGTCCTCCAGGTGTCAGAGGTAGAGAACATGCACAACAACAAGCAGCAGCCGGATCTCAAAAACCCGGTCACGGACAATCAACTTTAACTCCATCTTACACAGCACCAGAAAATCTTCCTCCAAGTATGAGAAGTGGAGCAGACGATGCTTTATGGACACCCACACCTGAAAAAGAACAAGAAGAAAAAGAAACATTTTGGGAAGGGATAAAAAGAAAATCAGCAGACTTACAAAGAAGATTTATTCTTAAAGATTTGAGGAAAAGGTATGAGGACATATTTGAAGAAGAAGATTTTCATCCAGGAGCTTATGGATATAAGATAGATACTTTAGAAGATAGAATTGAGAGAGCTGAACTTCCATTTGGTCATCCAGATTTTTATAGTCAATCTGAATATATGGAAGATTATCCCGGAGCATTAGGACTTTGGGGTCCTGAAGGAGAATACACTGCCCGAGCGGCAGGAAGGGCAGGCGAAGGTACAGGAGTCCCGAAAAATATTTCTCCAATCACACAGGGAATTGTAGACGCAACAGGAACAACGGTGACACCACCATGGAACACTGACGCTGCAGAACTAGTAGCAGATGCGTCAACCGGAGTACATATACCCGGCGCAGCTAATTTTTATTCTAATTTAGATCCTTCAGTATTTGATCCAGCGACTGAAATATATAC